AATATGTCCTCAAGGAAAAAAAGAACTTCTTCCCAAGTCGGAGCTGGATTATCAGCAAAGCAAATGCAAAGAAAAAAACCTTTCAATGTCGATATGATGGTCGATATTGAACCGCTAACACAAAACCAAACAAAAGTTTTTGACGCTTATAAAGAAGATAAAAATCTTTTTGTTTACGGAGCAGCAGGAACAGGTAAAACATTTATTACCATGTATCTTGCATTAAAAGAAGTCCTTAATCCTTTGACACCTTACAATAGAGTTGTAGTTGTAAGATCATTAGTTGCTACAAGAGAAATTGGTTTCCTTCCAGGAGATCACGAAGATAAATCTTCACTTTACCAAATTCCTTACAAGAATATGGTAAAGTATATGTTTGAGTTACCTACAGATAATGACTTTGAAATGTTGTGGGGTAATCTCAAGACACAAGAAAGTGTAAAGTTCTGGTCAACAAGTTTTATTCGTGGAACAACACTAGATGATTGTATTATAATCGTTGATGAGTGTCAGAACTTGAATTTTCACGAATTAGATAGTATAATTACTAGAGTTGGTGAAAATTGTAAGATCCATTTCTGTGGTGATGCATCGCAGTCTGACCTTATTAAAACCAATGAACGAAATGGTATTCTAGATTTTATGAAAATTATCCAAGCAATGCCTGAATTTGAAAGTGTCGAATTCGGTGTTGAGGATATCGTAAGATCTGGACTTGTCAAGAGTTACATTCTAAACAAAATTAATTTGGGTCTTTGATGTTTCAACACGTTGATATTGAGTTTCCCGCACTGAAACGGGAAACAATTGATGGAGTTCGTTATTATACTGTGGAAGGTAGACCGATGGTATCTATTACCTCGGTCACCTCCCATTATAATAAAGAAATTTTTGTCAAATGGCGAGCGAAGGTTGGTGACGAAGAAGCGAACCGTATTTCTAAACGCTCCACAGATCGTGGCACTAAAGTCCACACATGTATAGAAAACTTTCTTTGGAATAAGGATGTTCCAGATACAGATCCCTTACCAAAGATGTTATTTACTCAGGCAAAAAAAATTCTGGGTAATATAAATAATATTTACGCTCTTGAAAAATCTTTATATAGTAAAGAGCTGGGTGTTGCAGGAACAGTAGATTGTATTGCAGAATATACAGGAAAAACTGGTGTTCCAGAACTTGCAATCATTGACTTTAAGACTGCAGAAAAACCAAAACCAAAACAATGGATCGAAAATTATTTCGTGCAAGCAGCAGCATATGCTTGTATGTTTTATGAAATGACTGAGATACCAGTAAAGAAACTTGTTATCATTATGACATGTGAAAATGGTGAAGTTGAAGTTTATGAAGAGTATGATAAGAAACAGTATATGGGAAAACTAGTTAAGTACATTCAAAAATTTGTGGAGGACAAACTAAATGACTACAAAAAGTGAAATCAAATCAATCATAAAAAGTAAATTCTTATGTCAAGATAAATTTACTAATGACATTGAGAATATTGTGAAAGATAATAAAGATATGAATTACATTGAAGCAATTTGTTTTTATTGTGAACAAAACAATATTGAAATTGAATCGATTGTAAAACTTATCTCAAAACCACTGAAAGAAAAACTGAAGTGGAATGCAACTAATCTAAATTATTTGAAAAGAACTTCTAAGGCTAAGTTTTTTATCTGAATATGAAAGCATTTTGTAGATATCCTTTCACACATTTGTATAGTGATATACATCATATGATGCAACCATGCTGTGTTGCATACTGTGATCATCCATATAAGAATAATGATGACGCTCAGTTTAAGGCAGTTCATATAAGTGAAGGATGCTACAATTTTTTTAGATCTGAGCAAATGAAACAGCTCAGAAAAGACATGCAGAAAGAAGATCCTCTTACTCCTTTAGTAAGAGATGTGTGTCGAAATTGTATTGCAATGGAAGAACAAAATATTCCATCTATACGGGAACCCTTAGAGACACCAGTTTTATTCGGAAGGGTTCTAGATGTTAAAATGAAATTATTTGGAAACGCATGTAACTTACAATGTTTCATGTGTAATCCAAAAAATTCTAGCGGAAGATTAAGTCAGGCAAAAAAACTGATAGAATATAATCCAGATCTAGAGCAATTTTTATACTATGATAATATCGAGTTATACCAAAAAGAAAACTCTGGATATGATCTAGCAATAGATGATCCAAAACTTTTTGAAAGTCAAATTGAGAACATAAAGAAAATATCTAACAAGATCAAACACATCACAGTTTATGGTGGGGAACCTTTTCTTCTTCAATCACATTATAAATTGCTTGATGCTTTAATTGAAGTTAAAGAAGCAAAAAATATTTCCTTAACTTACGATTCCAACATGACTGTTCTGCATTGGGCTGAGCATAAAGTCATTGATTATGTAAAACAGTTTAAGGATGTTATCATTGAGTGGTCTGTAGAAGGTGTAGGAGAGTATAATAATTACATCAGATTTCCTTCCAAGTGGGATAATATTATTAAAAATATTAATGAAATTAGACCTCATTTACATAAGTTTAATGCTAGTATCACTCTATCAGCACTATCAGTTTTACACCTTGATAAACTAGTAGAATGGTTAAATTTTAATCAAATAACTTATAGATTTAATTTTGTAATAAATCCAAAAGTTTGTAGAATAGATGCATTACATCCAAGTATAAGAAAAAAACTTGTAGATAAGTATCGTGGAACGGATCTAGACTTCTTATGTAAAACATTATCAGAAGACGTATCTGATTGGGAAATTAAATGGAAAAACTTCTTAAATTATATTGAGGCTATTGACTATGTTAACAGAACAGATTACAAAAAAACCTTCCCAGAATTGTGTAATTTGTCTTAAAGTTGGTAGTCTTTATTCTGCTAATTATGTAAACAACTTATATTATGCCATCAGAAAATTTACTAATGATGATTTCATCTGTTTTACTGATGACCCTTCTGGAATTGATGATGGTATAATATGTTATGATATGTTTCCTAGGGAACATCCTAATTGGAGACATCTCTGGTGTAAAATTATAATGTATGGTAGAGATGAAATCAAAAAATATAATAAAAAAATATTTTTTGATTTAGATCTTGTCATTCAGAGTGATATTAATCCAATCTTAAATCACGAGTGTGATTGGGCTTTAATAAAATCGGTATGGAAAGGCATTAAATTTAGGATAGACAATCCTAAAGAGCCGATATTTAATAGTAGCGTCATGGTTTGGAAAGATAATACTTGGATTTATGATTTGTGGGAAAAGTCTTGGGAAAGAATAGTTGAAAGTTATATTGGTAATGATAAATGGTATTGGAATGAAAATATAAAACCGACGTATTTGCCAAATCTTTTTTATTCTTATCGAGAAGGATCAAAACCAGAACATTACTGGGAAAATAATTGGCAACCATACATGAAGTACCAACCAGGATTTTCTGTATGTCTTTTTCATCAGAAACCAGACATTCATGAACTTGATCCAGAAGAACACCTTGTAAAGATTTGGAATGGCACCCTTTGAAACTTATAAACAATACCTTGCATTTAAACAGCATTTCACAAGAAAAAATTACGATTACTTTAGATATGCTGGTAAGTCTAGAGCAAGTTTGAATTCTTTTTATAAAAGAAAAGACAGATACTTCTTTGAAAAAATGTCAAGGAAGTATACAGATGATGAAATTAAATCATTCTTTATTGCTAACTTTGTAGCATGTGATAATCCAGATGCTTTATGGATCGGTGAGATTATTCGATCTGGTGAAAGTGTATATTCATCCTGGCAAGGAAGGCAGCAAAGTTTGTTCTATCAATTCAAGCAGCATACAGAAGAATTGTTGTCTGAATATAACTTAGAAGAATTATTTGATACTTCACGACAACACCCACCCATTTTAAAACAATTCCTGAGCGGGAATATTAGTATAGAGACTATTACTATTTTTGATAAGATATTCCTGTTCGGGAATAATTTAGATAAGAAACTTAGTGATCCGATTTGGGAAGCAATCAGTTTAAAATTGAAGAAGTATGCACCATTTCTAAATATTGATACCCCCAAGTATAAACAATATTTGAGGGAGCGACTATCGGAGAAGACGCATGGGTAAGTTTTTTCAATCTGAGATTATCCGTGAAGAGATGGAAGACATCTTTAGAATTCAAAAAGAATTATACGAAGTCATCATTCAGTTCAGTTCATTTAGCGACAAAGAAAAGAACGAACACATTGAAAAACTAAAGACACTATTAGATAAACAAGAAGTAATGTGGACAAGACTTTCATTGTCTGATGATCCAGAAGCGTTGGAAATGAAAGAAAAAATTAAGATCACATCAGCAGCAATGGGATTTAAAGATGTTGATATGTCAATCATCTTTAATAATATGAGAAGAACTCTTGAAGGATTACAAAAACGTCTTGACACACCCTAAATAACGTGTTATGATGTGACAGGTGATTTCAATCCACCCAATCCAACGAATACAAAAATCCTATGTCTTTCGCAGATCTAAAGAAGCAATCTCGCCTTGGCAGTTTGACTTCTAAACTGACAACCGAGATCGAAAAAATGAATAAGAGCACCACTGGTGGTGCTGATGATCGTGTATGGAAACCAGAAGTAGATAAAGCAGGTAACGGTTATGCAGTGATCCGTTTTCTGCCAGCACCGCAAGGTGAAGAATTGCCTTGGGCAAAAGTGTGGTCTCATGCTTTCCAAGGTCCTGGAGGTTGGTATATTGAGAACAGTCTGACCACGCTTGGTGGTAAAGATCCTGTTTCGGAGCACAATCGCATTCTCTGGAACAGTGGTAGTGAAGCAGATAAAGAACAAGCACGTAAGCAGAAACGTAAACTGTCTTACATCAGCAACATCTATGTTGTAAAGGATCCTGCTAATCCTCAGAACGAAGGCAAAGTCTTTCTGTTCAAGTTTGGCAAGAAAATCTTTGATAAGATTACTGCTGCCATGCAACCTGAATATGAAGATGAGCAAGCGATTGATCCGTTTGACTTCTGGCAAGGTGCTAACTTCAAGATGAAGATCAAGAACGTTGCTGGTTATCGTAACTACGACAGTTCTGAGTTTGCATCTCCTGAACCGCTTCTGGATGATGATGATGCACTGGAAGCAATCTGGAAGAAACAGTATTCTCTTGAGGAGTTTACTCGTCCTGATCAGTTCAAGTCTTACGAAGAACTGGAGAAGCGTATGAACAGTGTTCTAAATCCTAACGCTTCTAGTCGTCGTGTTGATCCTGATACGTTCGATGAGGAAGAAGAGGTTGTAATGAAGTCTCGTCAACAGATCAAGGAAGAAGAGCGTGTTGTGAAGTCTTCTCCTGCTCCTGCAGCAGATGATGATGACGATGATGCACTGTCATACTTCCAGCGACTTGCCGAGGAGTGATTTCAAAATCGACTTTTAATTCCAAAAAAGTCGAGGAAAAAATTCCGCCAAAAAATTGCAAAATAGGTTTTTTGGGAGTTAACGTGGGGATAAAATCCTCAAGTTAGCTCCCTTTTTAGT